ACTGTGTTAACTAAACAGGAATTTAATTTAGATAGACGCTCTTCCATTTCCATTAATACTACAGGAACAATGCACCCTGTGCTGAAACCTTGAACAGGGTAATTCTTTATCATAGTGAAGTTTGTTACACCTCCATTCTTTCTTCTTTCTACGTTAGGAAAGGCATACTCTCTGCCTGATGGGGTAGTTATCTTATTAAACCGCAATGCTTCATTAGCTAATTCATTATGCCAATCAGCTATACCTTCATACTTCTCATTAAAGTGTGTGTAGTACGCAGCTTCAGCTTTGCTCCTGCCATAACCACTGGCTCCGAAAAGTGGAGCAAAAGTATGTGCCTTTCCTTCTTGGCGAGTAGTAGGCTGACCTGCATCAGAAATAACTTTAGCTGTATAGCTGTGTACATCAAATCCAGTTTCTATTTCTTCCATTGCTTTCTTGTCCTGTGACAGGAATGCAGCAACTCTAAACTCTAATTGTGCAAAGTCAGCTTCACATATTTTCCCATCTTTCCAACGACTTATAAACACTTTCTTAACTGGAAATGTACCTCCTCTTGGCATGTTCTGCATGTTAGGATTACGTCCAGAGAACCTACCTGTTGCTGTAATGTGCTGTGTAAGTGATGCGTGTAGGAAGCCATCCTTTTTAGTGAACACATCTATTCCTTCCACAAAGCTAGACAGATAGCTGCTGATTGCACTGTGACGTTTAAGCTTAGTTAAGAATGTCAAAGCCTTATCCATCTTTTTATTTTTAGCAGTTGCCATCAAAGCTTCTAAGTTATCCTTTCCTGTACTAAATCCATTAGCACTAATCCACTTCGCGCTGGGCGCAGCAAAGCCAAGTCCAGCTAATTGATTTGTTTCTTTAAGGCCGTAGCCACGAGAGTTACACTCCTTACATTTATTAGGCTTTGCATACAAAGTTCCATCTTTCCTTACCTTGCGTACAAACCCTTTGCCTTTGCAGATAGGGCAGGTAAAAGCATTAGTCTTTCTTATAAGTTTACTGTTAGCATCGACTGCTGACTTAAACTCTTCTATGCCTTTAGTGTGTTCAAACAATCCTGCCCACTCTTTTCTTTCATTAATTCTTCTAGAGAAGACAACTTCAGATAGTTGCAAGGGGCTGTTTAAGTTTATAGGAGTATCACCCATATAGCTTCTTACATCACCTTGCAAACTATCTTCTAAGTCAGCCTTTTCTTCTTCAAACTCCTTACGAACTAAGTTTAAGGCTCCTCTATCCACCCTGATTCCTGAGCCGTGGATTCTTGTGAGGGTTCTACAGACTCTGAAGGTGGTGTCTCTTGTGGTGACAAGACCTCTTGAGCTTTGTTCACTATAGTCTCTTTCGATGGAATGGTACAATTCACCAGTAGTAAGCAAGTCGCACCTAAGATAATGCTCAAGTTCACTGAGGGGTATTTCATTTGTATTATATCCTTCTTTAAAATAACGCTTTAAGGTATCATCCTTTTGTACGTTTAGGTTTCTACGCTCTGCACAAGCCGCAAGACTTAGCAGATCTTTTTGTCCACGTAACAAGACGTATTCAGCTAACATCGTGTCGTATATAGCACCATCATATTTGAAGCCACATTCCCATAACCACATTAAGTCATGCTGTGCATTGTGCATTATAAGTAACGTTGTATTGTCCAGCACTTGTTGTATAAACTTTGCGCCAGCACCTGAAGTGTCTTGTTTTTCAACGTGATCTAAATTTATTAAGTGTAGCTCACTTACGTTGTCTACATTCATCATACCCACTTGTACTAAAAAGTTAGTTTCTTCAAATGGGTCTAGGTGTAACTTACCTCCTCTGTTTGTTGTTGTGTTTTCTACGTCTAAAACTAATTTCATTTATCTCTCCTACGCTGTGTATAAAGACCTTCCACCGTCTAGTTCACAATGTATAACTCCATGCCAACCACCTTTAAGCTTATTCTTTGCAACATTCAAGTGCCTTTGTGTATCTTGTTCTTCTGAACCTTCTACAAGTGGGTTCTTAGAAATCAAAACCATAAGATCTGCTTCTGCTGCTTTACCTGTCTTAGACCCTTCCATCATAGATTGATCTACATATACTTTACCTTCTGCTACGGCACTTAGTTGAGACATCCATACAACACAACACTTATACTCTTTAGCTATATTACGTGCATAGATTGCCGCATCTTTAAGATAAACATCTGATTTGTCAGTGTTCTTAGTAGCAAACTTATCTCCCATATCCAGGATTAGTATGTCAGGCTTCTCTTGTTTAACTACAGACTCCACCCACATCAGATCTTTATTGGTGCTATCTTTAACTCTTATATTCTTTCTTACAGGTTCGTACCTAGACTTAGCAAGGGCTACATTAGCTTTGACTTCTTCCATTGTCATGTTGGCTGCTGCACTCAAATATCGTGCTGCTACTCGTTCATAAGCTTCCTCATTACACATAATTACACACTTAGCACCTTGTTTAGCCCAACCATCAGGACCAGCCACTAGTGATGCATGGAAAGAAGTTTTACCTGTGTTAGGTCTTGCTCCAACTAGAACCAAATGTCCTCCTGAAACTCCTTCTATCTTTCTGCGTAGACTAGGAATATTAAACTTCCACTGCGTCTGTAATTCATTAGCTTCTAATATAGCTTCTATACTCATGTCTTCCCACTCAGTAATTACTTTAGGAGTAAAGTCATCGTTAAATTCTTCATTAAGTCTACGTAAAGGCTCCATACTCTTTTGAGTGCCATTAACAAATTCAAAACCTAAGTTGGCTACACGTTCTCCTACCCACTGTTGATATAATGTTCCTATAACTTCCATTGCAATATCTTCTTTTATAGGAACCTCTTTATCTAACTTACGAAAAAGATCTGTGTAGGCTGCTCTGTTAGCCGTAGTCATAGTTTGGTTTTGTGTATAAAATAAAGCCTCTACATCTGATACAGTAAGATCGCCTGTAAACTCCGACATTGCTTTGTCCATAGTTTCTTTGATCTTCCTTATATCTTTAGTAAAGATTTCGGGTTTACAACGTTTGCCTTGATGTAAGTCGTAAAACTCACGGTTCAGTAACGTTTTAAGTAGTGCTAGTTCCATCATCTTTTGTTTCTCCTTTATTATTTATTTTGCTTCGATCTAAAGAAGCCCTTCTCTCTACTTTACTCATAGGCATAATGTAAGGTACTACCCTTCCAGTGTTCCAAAGTTTTGCGTGTGCAGCAGCCTCTTCTTTAGTCTCAAATAAAAGAGGAGCATCGTGTACAGTAAAAGGATTCTTACCTGTAACATAACACCATTCACCAGTATCAATCTCTATATGTATTGCGTACATTCTCTTCTATTCCTTCTAAGTTTATTTCTAGGCAAGTGATGCCTATTCCGTTGTGTGATTTCATAACTTCTGCTTTCTTTAACTGTTCATAACATTCTACTTTTTTGTAATAAGTAGCTAGGTGTATATGATCCAAGGAATGCCCTGAAATCAATTGTACCCACATTAATACCCATACCATTATAAAACTCCTTCAAGTTTATCTAAGTCTGTTTGTAATTTATATTTAATATCATCATCTAATCTAATAGCAGTAGTTTTTATTCCTGTCCACGCTTCTACCTCTCTTTTGTATTGTATAGTTTTTTGTGCAGCATCAGGATCTAGTGCTATTACTACGTGCTTAAACCTCCCTATTACATCATAATGTTTGTCTGTAAGGCTTGTGCCAAGTATTGCAAGACTGCTAATTCCTGGAAATATTTGTGCTGCTATTTCTGCGGAGGTGCAATCCTCTACTAAAAGTAATGTGTGCATAGTGTCTCCACAGGTAATCAGGTAGTAATCAGCCTTTCCACTATACCTATACCACTTAGGTACGGCTCCTCCTACGGATCTACCATTCATATCTATAATCTTACCCTTGTAATAAATAGGAAATACAACCCTTTCATCCTTTACATCATAGAGAAGTCTTGATGACCACAGGCCCCACTTTTCTTTAAAGTCGTGAAACTTTGTATGCTCTGGTGTGGGCTGTACCACATATTCTGGTATTTCCATAGTGTCTGGTTCCTTCTTAGGTTGTTCTGCCTGTTTCTGCATTAATAATTTAATTTCTGCTGCTGTTAAATCAACGTGATAGTTTCCTCTAACATCACAGTTAAGTTTATAACAGTTATACTTTATAGTACCCATTTCTTTAGTTACAGTAAAAGTATTCCTACTGTTACAAGAAGGGCAGTTAGACCTCCTACTCTCGCCATCATTAAGGTCTAAGCTATCTAAATATTCTCTAATGTTCATTCTGTTTGCCGTTTAGATAAAGCATTAGTTGCACCTTTAAGTGTGTTAACTAAGTAAGGCTTCATACTAGCTACATTCTTGTGTGCCGATACTTGCATAATATTAGATGCATCAGCACCACCTTCAAGCATTTCTGTGATTGCTGTACGTCTAAGATCCATTGCAGTCAGGTAAGCAGGTAGACCAGCTAGATTAAGGACTTCATTTACAAGAGGCGAAATATCATTTTTAGTGTAAGCTTTTGGCTTGCTTGATATAGGCATTGTACGAGGGGCAACATAGGGAGTCATTAAACCGTAGTGGTCATTCTGTTGCATCAACATTTTTGATAAGCCCTCACCTATAGGCAGGTGTACCTCTGCATTACGTTTACTCTGCACAAAGCTAACTTGTCTATTAGGTATGTCTACTTGCTCCCACTTTAAAAGCCGCATGTCTCCTACTCTCTGCGCCCAATCGTATGCCATGTGAACAATCAAACCTATACTTCTATATTTAAAATCAGAGTAAGCTACATTTAAAAATGTTTTTACTTGTTTTTCTGTCCACCTAACTCTTCTTACATCAGAGGATGTCGTATCAATTAGTTTAATAGGATCATACTTCATAACATCAAATCGCATAGAGTGTTTCCAAGCTACACTAAGTGCAGCCTTACGATAGTTAGCAGTCCTTACACCTACACGTAGCCATTGATCATATGCATCTTGGCAAGCCCTTACAGTTAAATCTTCTATAGTAAAATTAGATAAGTACTTATTACCTATTTTTGTAGACTGCACTTCCTTCAGATGATTCTCATAATCTTTTTGTGTAGAACCTTTGAGTTTACAAAAGGCACTGCTATTTAAATAGTACTTGATTATATCTTTAACTTTTTTCATTTTTCTAACCTTAAAGCAAACCAAGATACAGGAAATAGTTCCATCATCTTTTCGCAGATTTGATTGGCTACCAGCCTAGTCTCTAGCTGTGTGTCTCCTGCACATCTAAGGTTACACATGTCAGCAAAAGCATCAAGACTACCTGACCAGTACCATTCAGTCATTGTGGACTGTGGTAGTATCATACGTGCCTGTTCAGGACACACACCCAATTCTAGTAGCAACTTATAACGTGCAAAAGTATCGTCATACAAATCTTCAACAATATCGTCTGATATAAATACAATACCATCACTACCTTGCTTCTTGTCTTTTGCTTTACCTCGCCACTCTTTAGGGTCAAAGAACTCAGGCTCACTGTCTACATACCTACGACTGATCTCATTCCAGCGTAAGAACTTATGCTTGACTAGCTGTCGAGC